AGAAACACACAAAGATATATCTTGACTACTTCGAGTATGCGATAAGTGACTACATAGCGTGTGAAGTATGTGAGAGACCTGCTGTTGACATTCATCACATCGAAGCGAGAGGAATGGGTGGCTCAAACACAAAAGATGTCATCTCAAATCTTCAAGCGCTTTGTCGAGAATGCCACACGAAATTCGGAGATCAAAAACAATACAAAGACTTTCTCAAAGAGAAGCATCGAATCGCTTTGAGTAAGTGTCAAAAATAATGAACAAATAGAGAATAATATGGCACACGAGAACTCATTGAAAAACTTGAAGCCTTTTGAAAAAGGTATAGTCACAAATCCAAACGGAAGACCAAAGAAACTAGTCACCCAACTCAAAGGACTAGGCTATTCAAAAGACGACATCAATCAAACTTTGATGAATATGGTCGCAATGTCTCGCGAAGAACTAACAGCGATAGACAAAGGTAACGACTATACCATTCTAGAGCGCATCGTCGCAGGTGCGTTACTTAAATCACACGACAAGAACTCTCTATTCTCACTAGAGACGTTGCTCACTAGAGTACACGGTAAACCAAAAGAAGAAGTAGAGACAACAATCAAAACAGAAGAACCTATCAAAATAACACTTAAACTAGACTAAATGACAACTTACATCGGCAACGGATGGGAGAACGAGTACGGAATCAATCTCTCAATCAACATCAAGAAACTAAACGACGCTATCTCTAGCGGTGAACTCATCGTAAATCAATACGGAGACGTACGCATCAACTGCAAGAAGATGAAAGCGCCTCACGAGAAATCAAGAGCGACTCACGCTATTAGTGTTCCACAACCAAAGAAAACTGAAGATCTACCATTCTAATGAAAAAGACGTGGAGAGGTGCGGATGTGTTACCACCGCACGACGAAGACTTGAAACTCGTCATCAATCAAAATGACGAAGTGACTCTTGCTAGATATATGGATGATATGTGGATTGACGAATACACCAATCGTTTGATTCACGTACGCTATTGGATGCCTATTCCTATCCCACCAAACGAATGAGAATACTTGCACTAGCAGACGGAATGAATGGCGTTGTGTATCACAGAATATACACGCCATTGATGCGTCTACAACTCGACAACTACGCGACTATCGACATCGCTCAAGATAGCGACACGATGATGAACCTCGTTGACTTCAAGAACTACGACCTTGTCGTGTTCAATCGTTGGCTTGGGAAGCATCACTACGACATCTTGAAAAAGATAGCACAAGCAAAGACACCATACATCGTTGACGTTGACGACTATTGGGTACTACCTAAATTTAACCCAGCATACTGGGCGTATCGTCACGGAATCAAGAACGCAATCAAAGACGCTCTTCACTATGCAGATGGTGTGACTTGCACAACACCTCAACTACTCGAACAGGTAAAGCAGTACAACAAGAACTCAATCGTGTTGCCTAATTGCTTAGACTACGAACACGAGCAATGGAGACATTCACGATTTGCAAACGAGAAACCCAAAGTAGGATGGGTTGGTGGTATCACACATCACGAAGATTTGAAAATGATCGTCGATGACATCACTCGTCTAGGTCAAGAAGGTCTCATTGAGTTCTACTTATGTGGATACACACCGAGCGATATCTGGGACTCAATATGCTCGATGTTCAAAGGTGATTGGTTTCACATCGTACGAGGCACTAGCGCAAACGCATACGGTGAAGTCTACAAACATTTTGACGTAGCAATCGCACCACTACAATCGACAAAGTTCAATTCGTGCAAGAGCGAGTTGAAGATTCTCGAAGCGAGTGCGTACGACTTGCCTATCGTTGTGAGTGCTTGTGAGCCTTACTTGAATCACATCGACAACGGAGGTGTCATATTCGCAAAGCCAGACGAGTGGTACGACTCAATCAAACAAGCGCTTTCAAACGCTTCACAATTAGGTTCAAACAATGCTCACTATTGCAAGAAGTTTCACGATATTAAGTTGTGGAACATCGAGCGTATGAAGTTCTACGAAAGCGTATGCAAATAGAGTATATTCGCCCTAGATTGACTTCTTATCAAAAGAACATTCTCGACTCAAAAGCGAGGTACACAATCACCGCGGCGAGTACTAAAACAGGGAAGACCGCATCACACATCATATGGCTATTTGAACAAGCGCTTCGTTTGAAAGATGGTCAAAGTGTGTGGTGGGTTGCACCCGTATACCAACAAGCAGAAATCGCGTATCGTCGTATGAAGACGCAAGTCACCGACAAGAATTTCTTTATGACGAACGAATCGAAGTTGTTGTTGACTTTACCAACGGGAGGTCGTATCGAGTTCAAGAGCGCAGAGAAGCCAGACAACCTATATGGTGACGACGTGTACGCTTGTGTCTTTGACGAAGCATCACGAGCAAGAGAAGAGTCGTGGTTCGCTTTGCGTTCTACGCTTACCGCTACTCAAGGAAAGTGTAAACTCATCGGGAACGTCAAAGGAAAGAAGAACTGGTTCTACAAACTAGGCGAACGAGCAAAGCAAGGAGAGCAAGACTACGAGTACTTCAAAATCACAGCATACGACGCAGTCAATGAAGGTATTCTACAACTCGAAGAAGTAGAACAAGCAAAGAGAGACTTACCGAAACACGTGTTCGATGAGTTGTATCTTGCAGAACCTGCTGACGACAAATCAAATCCATTTGGGATTGACTCTATTCGAGCGTGTTATCAATCCACTACGAACGCTCAAGTCGTCGCGTATGGTATCGACTTGGCAAAGTATACAGACTACACCGTAATTGTCGGTCTAGACGCTTCTAATTGCGTCGCGTATGTAGATAGATTTCAAGCCGATTGGGGACAAACTCAACAACGAATAATACAACTCGTACAAAACACACCCGCATTTATTGACTCGACAGGCGTAGGCGACCCCGTAGTTGAGCAAATTCAAAGAGCGTGTTCTCGCGCTCAAGGTTTCAAGTTTACGTCACAATCAAAACAACAACTGATCGAGGGTCTAGTTCTCGCAGTACAACGCACCGAGATAAGATTCCCAGAAGACCCAATCGGATACGAGATGGAGTCTTTTGAATACGAGTACACAAGAACAGGGGTGAGATACTCTGCACCTAGTGGATTACACGACGACTGCGTTTGCTCTCTTGCACTTGCTCTAGATTGTAAGACGAAGAACAAGCCAGGTCTTTTTTATTTTGCATAGAATGAATTGGAAAAATATAACCATCGAACAACTACAAGAACTCGCTTCAATCAACCACTTTGAAGGCGTAGAAAGACGAGTACACCAAATCGCTATCGTGAATCGTTTAGATATAGACGAAGTCGAGGAGATGTCGCTCGAGCAAATACTCAAAGAAGTCGAGAAGTTGAAGTTCTTGAACGAACTACCAAGCGACAAACCGCTCTTCGCTTTCAAGCATTACAACAAGCGCTATCGTCTTATCACGAACGCTCAAGAGATGAACGCTCACCACTTCATCGAGTTGCAACAAATCAAAGCAGACGACATCATTGAGAACATACACAAGATTCTAGCGATGCTATCATATGAAGTAGATATCTTTGGTCGTCGTGTAAAAATCTCGAAAGGTCAAGTCGCACAAAACTTCGAGCAACGATGCGAAGATTTCAAGACGTTGAGTTGTGCTTTCGCTTACTCGTACGCTTCTTTTTTCTTGGCACTCTATCCGCAGTTGTTGACCGCTACCCTCGACTATTTGACGCAGGAGATGAGCAACTTGACAAAGTAGAGGTAAGTCCTTTTTCGTGGCTTGAATTGATCGACAAGATGGCGAATCGTGATAGAACAAAATGGCAGTTCTTTCTCGATATGTCATTGATTGAGTTCTTCAATGCTATCGCATACTACAAAGCACAAACGCAAGAGCGCAACAAACGACTAGAGCAAAGCGCAAACAAAGGATTTCAAAACTATGTCATCGCTGTTCTCAATGAGATGTTGTAACAAATAGTGGTGTATATTTGTTACGAGTGTTCACGCAAACGTGTATCGAGTTTGGCAGTATATTTATACACATATAACTTGCTATAAAAGGGACAAAACTATATGTTTTTGCGTATTATATGACACATTGAAGTGATTTGAGACGATAGTCTTGCTTCGCTATTTTAAGAAGTGGCACTCTCAATCACACAACAACCAAACGCAAACGCACCAGCATACAATGACACGAACTTCGTTGTCACAGAGTCAAGCGGTGCAATCTACACAAAAGACAATTTCAAGTTCATTTGTGAGGTAAAGCAAAACACTACTTCTCTAGCGAAACTCAAAGCACCTATCTACTATGGCTCTACAAACAAAGGGATCTTCAATATCTCACGCATTTTAGAGAACTACGTCACATACGACTTCAACATCAACGATACTCTCGCTAGTGGTTGTACAAATAGTGCAATGTCATACAAAGTAGAGTTCGGCTATGAGTATTCTACTAGCCCTACTGGTTCAATCACACAGTACACCAACTTGACAAGCGCAACAGGTAACGTGTGGAACGCATCTATCAACGCTATTGACTTGGTCAACTACAATGGTCAATACACAATGGATGGAGACGGCAAGTTCTTGACACCCATTCGCTCGAAGATTATTCATCGCACACAAAAAGACTTTCTCTACGCTATTCGCAACACAGCAACTAGCGCAGTAATTACATACAGCGACGCATCGACACAAACGTTGTCACTACCTAGCGCAACGATTGTGCGTATTCCTAGCGGTTCGCAGTTGACAATCCCTAGCGGTGCGACATACTACGACATCGTTCTAAAAAATGGTGGAACGACATTGAGCGAAACGTATCGTGTGAGTTTGATTGACGAGTGTAGCAAGTACGACACAACAGACTTGTTCTTCTTGAACTCTCTAGGAGGGTTTGACTCATTTAGATTCAATCGCGTTCGTCGTGATACTTACGACACTACTCGCAAAACATACAAAGCGAATCCATATACGCTAGGTTCGTCATACGCTTATGAGACATCCTCATTGAACTCTAGAATCTACGACACGAACACAAGTCATCGAGTGAAGTTGTTCTCGAATTGGATAACAGAAGCACAAAGCGAATGGCTCAAAGACTTGATTGATTCTCCAATCGTGTATATGTACGATGGTACTACACTCGTCTCAGTCAACATCGAGACAGCAAACTACGAAGTCAAGAAGCACGTTCAAGACAAAGTGTTCAATCTAGAACTAGACGTTTTGTATTCGTTTGAAAGCAAGAGACAAAGACAATGATAGAGATTTACGTAAGTGGTGGCACAATCACGAATAGAAGACTTGACACTTTTGGCGATGTCAATACTCTCATTACTCGCTCTATTGCAGACATAAGAGAGCCACAATCGCGCTCAAGTGAGTGGTCAAAGACAATAACGCTACCAGGTACAAAGTCAAACAACATAATCTTCTCACAACTCTTTGAAGTTGAGCAAACGATTTCTTCTAGCGTACAATTCACACCCGATTTCAATCCAAATCTCAAAGCAGATGTAATCTTGTTTAGTGATGGCGTTGAGCAGTTGCGCGGATTCTTGCGGTTGCTCTCAATAAAAGTAGACGACTCTAAACACATCACATACGAAGTAACTCTTCACGGGCAAACTGCTGATTTGTTTACTACGCTAAGTGAGCGCAAATTGAACGCACTAGATTTCAGCGAGTACAATCACACGCTTTCTAGTGGCAACGTCATTGATTCGTGGGCTACACAAATCTACAAGAACGGATCAACACAAGCGTTCTCTTATGGAGAGGGCTATATGTACGCAATGATTGACAAAGGTCATCCTAGAAATATCACACTCTGGGAGACAAACGAGTTCACTCCTTGCTTGTATGCGAAGACCATCGTCGACAAGATGTTTGCCAATACGTCGTACACGTACACAAATGACTCGTTCTTCAACACAGATAGATTCAAGAGACTAGTAATCCCACCACCATCTTCGTTGACTATTGACGCAGATGCACTCGAAGCACGTCGCTTCAAAGCGTCTAGAATCACATCGTCACAATCGCTCGACTTGTTGTCGACTTTGATTTTTCAAAACGATTCGACTAGTGGCAACTATGACAATGGCGGAAACTACAACACAACGACAGGTCAATTCACAGCGCCCGTCGGTGGGAACTACGTATTTGATGTATCACTCGACATCAACTACAACTCTACGGGATATGTTCCACCATTTCAAGAAGACATATGGCTCGTGTTTGGTTTGTACGTAAATGGAGTGAAGAGAACGACTGCAACGGTTACGGTCGACTTTGGCTCACCTGCTTTCAACATAGACTTGTATTTTGCGCCTAGCACGTTGCTCAATGGTGACGTGGTAGAAATCAAACTCGTTCAAGTATACGACGACGCGAACAACTACAATCTATCAAACAGCGAGTTCTCGTTGTTGATTGGAGTAGGTTCGTATATGGAGAATAATATCACAGCGTACACATACGGATATGGTGAGACCGTCGATTTCTCAGTCTTCTTGAATAGCGAAGTAAAGCAAAGTGATTTGTTGTTGTCGTTTGTGAAGATGTTCAATTTGTACATTGAACCAGACAAGGACAATCCGAAAGAGTTGAGAATTGTTCCTCGTGATGAGTTCTATACAGGCGCTCAAGTAGATTGGACTCAAAAACTAGACTACTCACAAAGCGTCGAGATTATTCCAATGGGAGAACTCGAAGCAAACCCTTACAAGTTCCAATACAAAGAGGGAAAAGACGACGCGAACCAACTCTATCAAGAATCGTATCAAACGACATACGGCTCTCGTACATATCAAGTCGAGAATCAATTCGTGAAAGATGAGAAGAAGATTGAAGTAGTTTTCTCACC